GTTATCGGGTCATGCCGGCGAGTTTTCCGTCGGCGGTGATGGTGAGGTCCTTGTAGTAGCCGCTGGCAACCCTGGCATAGCCGAAAGGTGTTGCCAACTCGTGCCGGGCGGCAATGCGGCTCAACTTCAGCCGGTGCGTGCCGTTTTCGAACTCCTTCTTGAGGTGGCCCCAGCGGTCCAGCTTCCAGCCGTTCCGCGTGGCCCAGGCGATCAATTCGTCCTTGGTGATCATGGCGAACCCATTCATCGCTTCGGTTCGCCGGAATAGCAAGTCGTTCTTCGCGAGAAAGAATCGATGCCCGTCGTCAGTCTGCGCGCTTATGCCAAGCATCGCGGCGTGACTCTGAAGGCCGTCCAGAAAGCGATCCAATCCGGGCGGATTCGCACCACGAACGAGGGCAAGATCGACGTGGACCAGGCCGACGCCGACTGGGTGCGCAACACCGGACCACGCCAGGCGAGCATCGCCTCTTCATCGCCGGCGCCGCGCCGTGCGCAGACGCCCGCCGAAACGCCACGGCCGGAACCCGCCGCGGCCGGCCCGCTCGATTATGCGCGCGCCCGCGCGGTGCGCGAGAACTACCTGGCGCGCCTCGCCAAGATCGAGTTCGAGGAACGCTCGGGAAAGCTGGTCAGCCGCGACGAGGTGCAGGTTGCGGCGTTCAACAAGTTCCGCACGTTCCGCGACGGCATGCTGAACATCCCGGATCGCGTCGCGGCCGTCCTGGCTGCGGAATCCGATCCCGCCAGGGTTCACGAGATCCTCGCAACCGAGATCCGGAAAGCCTTACTGGAGTTCGCCGATGGTGCCAACCGTTGACGAGGTCTATCGCGCGGCGGCCGCCGCGGGCGCACGTCCCGATCCGCTGCTCACGGTCTCGGAATGGGCCGACCAGTATCGCGTGCTCTCCACGCGCGCCTCGGCTGAACCGGGCCCATGGCGCACGGAGCGCACTCCTTATCTGAAGGAGATCATGGACTGCCTGTCGCCGTCGTCTCCCGTTGAGCGCGTGGTTTTTATGAAGGGCGCTCAGGTGGGCGCTACCGAGTGCGGCAACAACTGGATCGGCTACGTCATCCACCAGGCGCCCGGCCCGATGATGGCCGTGCAGCCCACCGTGGAAATGGCGAAGCGGAACTCGAAGCAGCGCATCGATCCGCTGATCGAGGAATCCGAGGTGTTGCGCAAGCTGGTCCGCGATCCACGGTCGCGCGACTCCGGCAACACGGTCCTGGCGAAGGAATTCCCCGGCGGAGTGCTGGTGATGACCGGTGCCAACAGCGCTGTCGGCCTGCGCTCGATGGCGGCGCGTTACCTGTTCCTGGACGAAATCGACGGCTACCCGGGCGACGTCGACGATGAAGGTGATCCGATCCAGCTTGTGGCGGCCCGTGCGCGGACCTTCGCGCGGCGGAAGATTTATCTCGTATCGACGCCCAAGATTACGGGATTGAGCCGCATCGAGGCCGCGTTCGAGGAAAGCGATCAGCGCCGGTACTGGGTGCCTTGCCCGGTTTGCGGCGAATATCAGACGCTGAAGTTCGCGCAGCTTACCTGGCCAAAGGGCAAGCCGAAGCAGGCGGTATATGTCTGCGAACACTGCTCGGCGCGCCTCGAGAATCATCAGAAGCACACGATGCTCGCGCGCGGCGAGTGGCGGCCCAGCGCGGTGGGCGATGGGCGCACGGCGGGATTTTGGCTGTCCAGCCTCTACAGTCCTGTCGGTTGGTTCAGTTGGGCCGATGCCGCGGAGATGTTTGAGAAGGCGCGCAAGAATCCAACGCTGCTTCAGGTCTTCGTCAACACCGTGCTCGGGGAGACGTGGGCGGAGGCGGGCGATGCGCCCGACTGGCAGCGGCTCTATGACCGGCGTGAGAATTACCGGCTGGGCACGGTACCGGCTGGCGGGCTATTCCTGGCCGCCGGCTGCGACGTGCAGCGGGATCGCCTCGAAATCGCGCTGGTCGCCTGGGGGCGCAACCGCGAAAACTGGCTCACCGATTATGTCGTCCTGGATGGCGACACCTCCCGGCCCGAGGTTTGGGACCGGCTTACCGATCTGCTGAATACGACCTACCCGCATGCGTGCGGGGCGCGACTGGGCATCGTACGGATGGCGGTCGACTCCGGCTTCGCTACGCAGCAGGTCTATGCCTGGGCCCGCGAGCAGGGGCCGGGGCGCGTGTTGGTGACGAAAGGCTACGAGACCGGCTCTGCGCCCATCGGCCAGCCCAGCGCTGTCGAAGTGACTCTCGATGGCCGGAAGATCAAGCGCGGCGTAAAAGTATGGCCGGTCGCCACCGGGATGCTCAAGAGCGAGCTGTACGGCTGGTTGAAGCTGGAGCGGCCTACTGCGGAAAGCGGCAAACCATGCCCGCCTGGTTACTGCCACTTCCCGCAGTTGCCCGAGGAGTTCTTCAAACAGCTCACCGCCGAGCAACTGGTGCCGAAGGTGGTGAAAGGCTACCGAAAGCTCGAGTGGGTGAAGACGCGGGAGCGAAACGAGGCGCTCGACACGTACGTTTTGTGCCGCGCCGCCGCCACGCAGTACGGAATGGATCGCTTCGGCGAGCGCCATTGGAAGGCGCTCGAAGAGCAGATCGGCAGCGCTTCGAGGGAACCGGTGGAGCAGAGCGATCCGCCAGCGCAACCCAAGCCACGAACGCTCCCCCAACGGCGTATCATTCGCTCCCGTTTTCTGGACCGCTGACGATGTACACCGAACAGCAATTGCAGGCCCTGCGCGACGCTCTCGCGAACGGAGTGCGCCGCGTCCGCTTTGGCGACCGCGAGATCGAGTACCGCACTATCGACGAATTGAAGGCGGCGATCGCGGCGGCCGAGGCCGATGTCAGCAAGAGCAGCGGAGTGCCCGTGACTCGACAGATCCGTGTCTCGACGGAGAAGGGCTTCTGACATGGGCCTCTGGAGCCGAATGAAGACCTGGCTGCCGGGCATGCGAGCCGCCGCCGATTACGAAGCGGCCGCGATGACGCGGCGCACAACCGGCTGGTCGCCGGTCGCGAGCGACGTCAACACGCTCGTCTTCCGGAACGCGGACACGCTGCGGTCGCGCTCGCGCGACATGGTGCGGCGCAATCCGTGGGCGACCAACGCGCTCGATGCCTTCGTCGGCAACTGCATCGGGACCGGCATCAAGCCGCAGCCGCTGCACACCGACGCGGAGCAACGCGAACAGATCCAGGCACTCTGGCTGCGCTGGACCGATGAAGCCGACGCGACCGGCCTCACGGACTTCTATGGGCTCCAGGCCCTGGCGTGCCGTTCGGTGATGGAGGCGGGCGAGTGCTTCATCCGCTTGCGGCCGAGGCTGCCGAAGGACGGCCTTTCGGTTCCCTTGCAGCTTCAGTTGCTCGAGGCCGAGCATCTGCCGACCAGCGAAACGCGGAAGCTTCCAAATGGAAACTACATCCGCGCCGGCATCGAGTTCAACGGGATCGGGAAGCGCGTTGCCTATCATCTTTATCGAGAACATCCCGGCGACGCTCTGAACCCGATGGCCTCGACCGAACTGGTGCGAGTGCCCGCGGAGTCTGTTCTGCATCTGTTTCGCCCGATTCGCCCGGGTCAGTTGCGCGGCCAGCCCTGGCTGACGCAGGTTCTGATCAAGCTCTACGAACTCGACCAGTACGACGACGCGGAGCTGGTCCGGAAGAAAACCGCCGCGATGTTCGCCGGCTTCGTCACGAAGAACGCACCGGAGGACGTGCTGGTCGGTGAGGGCGCGGCTGATGCGAACGGGGCAGCGCTTACCGGCCTGGAGCCTGGCACGCTTCAGGTGCTGCTGCCGGGCGAGGACGTGAAGTTCTCGAATCCCGCCGACGTGGGCGCGAGCTACGAGACGTTCATGCGCGTCCAGTTGCGGTCGATCGCCGCCGGCATGGGCATCACTTACGAGCAGCTGACCGGCGACCTCACCGGCGTCAACTACTCGTCGATCCGCGCCGGCCTGCTGGAGTTCCGCCGCCGCTGCGAGCAGTTTCAGCATCAGGTCATCGTCTTCCAGATGTGCCGGCCGATCTGGCGGGCATGGATCG